CATGTCTTACACGATGATGATAGATTATATTATATAGGAAGGAACTCTGTTTTTGAACGTCACTATTTCGCCACGTTTTCGCCACAATACAAAGAAAAGCCCCGACAGTACATCGGGGCAACTTTGGAAATTTTCTTCTTTATTCTTTTGTTGATTCGGTCTATGGTTCTTGGACTATACCCCATAAGTTCAGATGCTTCCCATAGTGTCTTTTCGCCATAGGCCCGTAATCGAAACAGTTTTTCTTCTCTGGAATCGAAGCCTGCTTCTTTTAAATAAAATTTTCTTTCATCTTCTGAAAAGTCTGTATAATTCATATTTCCACCGTCCTCCCTTACAAGTGGAATCAAACTGGAAGAATACCGCTTAACATAAAACCGATAACTGCGCTGACAATCGCTGTAATAGCGCATACAATGATTGTATCGTAACGCTTTCCAGGGACTGCCATGAGAGTCTTTATATTGTTATTCATCTCATCCACAGTCGACTTGATATGGTTCAAGTCATTCTCACTTAATGCTGTCTTTCTTTCCAGTTCCCCAATACGCTCATAAAACTCTTTACTACGATCAGAGTTCTTCTCTTGCATCATCTGAAAATTCTTTTCCAGTTCTTCTATGCGGTGTTCATTAAAACATTCATGTTCACATCCCATCGCCAGTTCCTTTCTTCACTCCCTTAACATTTGCTTTTCCCTACTGAATATAAGCAACCCAGCGGCACTCCGGGAGGACAACATACTGTGCCACGTGACCCAACCATCTTAGTTAAATTAAACTTCCTGCAAATGGAAAAACGCCATGATTGATATATATTTCCGTTTCGGATTCCCATTTTCGACTTACTGAATTTTCAGAGTGCGATTCTTGGAACTCGGCCCCCTGTTTCACAAGGAAATAGAGAGCCAGATCAAATATACAATCATAGCAATATTCCATATCGGCATTGATTCTTTCCTCTGTATATCCAGACGGATAGTTGCGTTTCTTTTTGAATGAACGAATTGCACGCTTCACAGACAAAGAAATCATACCGTCAGTTTCCACATCATCGGATAGATACTCTTTCAGATCATTCACAAGCCGTTCGTCCATTCAAGATCACCTACCCTTGCTGAGATAAAATTTCTGAGATAATACCAGCCTTATTTGTCGATGTCAGGGCATAGCCATTGTCACTTGCAAGCTGTTTCAGTTGAACTACTGTCATGCTTGACAGTTCGCTTTCTGTATACTTGTGTTTTGAAGCATCATTAACACTTACTACAGATGGTGACTGGCTGTTCTCATTGAGACTATCCCCCTTTGTGCCAATAACAATACCGCCATTAGCTTTTGGAGCAACCGGGACAAACATACCAGATGCTTTAGTCCACACTGCGACTGGATCCTGTGTAGCCCACATGGACAGTGTTACGAAAGAGCGATTCTCTTCCTGAATAAACTGTCTGTATTCAAGTTCCTCTGGTGTTACGCCCCAGAGTCCAGTACCAAATGAACCGTTCGGCTCTGCTTCATACAGAGTGAACACATCTTCTTTGAAGTATCTTCCGGTTTTCAGTGTTCCATCTGCTTTTCTGGAGCGGAATTTCTCGTCACAGCGATCAATTGCGATTCCATATTCCTGCATAAGCAAATTAGCGAGTTCCTGTTTTGTCAGAAGACGTTTGTTAGCTGCTCCTAAGACTGCTGTCTGCATTGCAGTGTTGTTTCTCATGTAATTAATCATTTTAAGTGATGTCAGGGCTTTGTTTACCACAAAACCATTGCCTTCTGCGACAGCAACCATCTTCTGGATATCGCCCATGATATCTGCATCTGGGCTAGACCAGTCTGTCATTGTTACTTTTGCACTGGACGGAACGCCATAATCAATGCTCATATCTACGTTGTTCTCTTTAACTTTTACTGCACCAGTAGAAAGGAACTGGCCCTTCATGACATTCGCTCTGGCAACAACACCTTCAAACAGGTTGGCTGCATCATCAAATACAAATTTCTTTAAGTTCTCATCATCCGGCACACCATTTTCAATTGCCTGCTGTAATCTCTCAGACTGATTGATTTTTCTCTTGATAAAGAGTTTTTCAGTCAGTACTTTTTCGAATCCTGGTCTTGTGCCGATTTCTGCTTCGGTATCAAGAGCATGAACAAACGCTACCTCTGGCAGTCTCTGTCCAGCCATAAGTCTGTAGTATTCAGCTTTCAGGTACTGGGTTTTGACATCCGGGAAAATAGTGTCAAGGATACCTGGTCTTTTAACACTGAAATCCTGAGAAAAGTTAAGTCTTTCTTCCTGTGTGATTGATTCTAAAATATTAAATGACATCTGCTGTACCTCCTTAAAATTCTGGGTCTGTAGTAGTTACAAAAACGATACCTGCTTTTTCAAGTTCTGCTTTTGCAGTGGTATCTACTGTTACCGGAAGTCTTTTTTCAAGAACACGTCCTGCAACAATTACGGAAATCGGTCGTTTTGTATCGTCCGTCATATCAACATCTTCAAACACGATGCCTTTAGCACCAGTTGCGTTTGTAGGATATACAGAACCTGCCTTGATAATCTTCTTAGTTCCAACGGTTTCAGCATTTGTCTGTTCTGCTGTATAGGTTTTAAGTACCAGTCCTACCTCGGATTCGAGGATATTAGGTGTGGATTCGTACTGCTCTGTTTTCATAAAAGCCATAATCTAAATCTCCTTTTCTTAAATATTTACTGGGACATTATCGTCTCCCGGTTTATTTTCTGGACACATTTTTGCTGAGTACGCTTTTGCGTATTCAGATGCTTCACTTTTCTTTTCTGGCTCCCCACCAGATTTACCGCCACCCGGATTAGGTGTATTTTCAAGGGCTTCTTTTTCCCATGCGGCTTTTGCGGTATCAAGCGTTGATTTATTTACTTCGGAAATTCCATCAACAAAAGTCTGGGCTTCTTTGAGGGCATCTTCGGCATCCATATTTGAAAATGCTTTGATTGCTCCTGCGTAGGCATCTCCTTTCATTCCTGCACTCGCAAAAATAGAAGTAATTTTGCCTGTCAGCGCTTCTCTCTGGGAAGTCGCAAGTGCAGATTCAAGGTCAGAAATTCTTTTCTCGTTTGCAGCTTTTTCTTTCTGACGTTCCAGTTCTGCTTTCTCAGCATCTGTCATGTTCTGCTGTTTGAGTTCTTCCAGTTCTTTTTCCAGTGCATCTGCTTTTTCAGCTTGTTCTTTTACTTTCTGGGCTTTTGCTTTTTCCTTAGCCACATCAGAATTGGACTGATTCAGGAAAGAGGTAATCTGCTCATCGGTTGCATCTGGAAAAATCTTTTTTACATCTTCTCTTGTCATTGAAATCTCCTGTCACCAATACGCTTTTTTACGCTGTTCGCTCAGCTCAAGGTGTCTCCCATGATTACGCTATCGGGGTGCATATTTTTTAATAAAAAAGAGACGATTTTACTCGTCTCTAAATTAACTGTATTGAATTGAACACCGGCAGTTCACAATCTCGTCTGCCGAAGCTCCTAGAGAATGATCTGTCGGAAACATCAATAGACTGTCTCCGACTGAAAATGGTTCATTTATAGGGATTGTAGTTCCACCAACTTCAAGATGTGTTTTGCGTTCCCTTTTGTCTCCAACATCTATCCATGTCTTTTTGGTTTTTCCTGATTTCAAGGCTTTTGAATACTGCCTGTAATTCAGAATTGAATTGGCTTCGCATTCAGAAATGAACATTGCCCGGTCATTAGACAGGTAATAATCATCTGTGGCCTGCTCTGAATCAGGATGTTTCTCGACGATATGCGAAAATGTTGTGCCAATAATCTGTTTTGAAGTTTCGAAAACATATTCTTTGATATATGAATCAACCAGAATATATCCCAAGACTACATCCAGATATTTGTCATAAAATTGAGTCTGAATGTATTCTTGATCTGTTTCTCCACTTTCTATGGTTGTTTCTATCAGTGCTAAAATATAAAGGACAACTTCTTCCATTTGTTCGGAAAAAGCTATCCTTTCTTGCTTTTCTTTGTCTGATATTGACATTTTGCTGAAATATTCTTTATACGGTTCACTTCTGCGATTGTTGGGTCTGATATTTAATTCATCGTATGATGAAACACTCATTCTGAAATCACATCCTTATTAAAGCCGTTCAGCAATTTTTGTGCTTTTTGCAGCTCTGAGTCTGGGTCTGCCAATTCCGGATAAATGGTTCCGAGATACGGCAAACTCATTTCATATACTTTTTGCGGATCACTAAATAATCCACAAGTAATCAGCGCAATAAGCGGATGAATTTTATTTTTGAACAGATAATCAAGCGCCTGTGCTTTGACAAGCATGTTATCTGTCGGGTTTCTGGTGATTTTTACATCAAAATCTCTGGTCGAAATATTTACATCCATTGAAGTTTTTCGGATGATATTCAAAATGATTCTGGCAGATGCTTTTTCAGCTTCTTTCGTAAATGCTTCTACCAATTTTGCGTCTCGTTCTGCAAAATCCCAACCATTCCTCAGATACACTGCATTTCCTGTGTCTCCGCCCGTATTGCTCTGTCGATTCGGCATTGCTTCTACAATCAGCATATTGTTGTAAATATCGTCTTTAGCAACCTGGCTCTCTGACTGATTTAGTTCAGCAGTCATTAAGTCAACGTCTGATTGTGTTCCGTTCCCGACGTCTTTTACAGATACAGCACCGAGTTTTATCATTTTTACAAATTCTGCTTCGTCAATCTCACAGTTTTTGAATTTCATCAGAGCTTGTACGAACTGCTCAACCCCATTCAGTCTGTCAGATTGATATTTGTTGATTGCATCATACATTGTAATCGCAATTTCGATGTCTGAAAGTCTGTCGTGATTATTCGGATATTCAATGATAGGAATACCGCCAAAACCATTGATTCCAGATTCTGTCACCACTCCATTTTGTATTTTGAAATACTGTCTGGAAGAATAACACTGGTAATACTGCTGATTGTTCTCGTCTTTTAAAATTTGAACGGAAAGCACTGGTTTGCCAGTAACGCTTGAATAAACAATATATACATCCTGCGGTGATGGGATAAATATTCTGAAAGGCGGTAAGTCTCCATCCTTTGTCCATTCATCCTCTCTCAGGATTGCTTTATATGCAGTTCCTACTGCGCTCTGGTATATCCCAAGTTGAATATTTCTGGCGTCTGCATTGGCTTCGTCCAGATAATCATTGAGCCTATCAACTTGTTCGTTTGTTTTTTCACTCGCTTTTTTCTTCTTGCAGACATACTGAATAGGTTCTCCATATATCTGTCCTGCCTTGAATTTGACTGTTTCAAGGGCATGATTCTCAACAACTTTATTGTTGACCTCTGGGCGAACAAGTTTTTCACGATATAAAATTGGCTGATCGCCTTTGTAATATCTGTAAAGATAATCCATCAGGGTTCTATTCCTGTTATGGATTCCGATTGTATCAGAAAGGACCTGTGCCACGTTCTGAAGAGTAATCTGGTCTATGCCAGTATAGGCAGTTTTTCTGCCAAACTCGCCTTGGCATAGGTCAACAAAGTTTATTTTGTTTCTCCCCACTGCCTGTCCTCCTATTTTTCTGCATGAAAAAAGCACCAAGGTTTGGCCTCAGCGCTTATTTTACAGCTTATATTATATAA